GGCAAAAAGAATTGTGGCACACGACCAAGAACGCGGGGTCGAGACTTGGCTACATGACAACCCTGATGGCGGCTGGACGCTAGAGCAAAAGCAGCATGTGAAACAGGTGTTAGATGCAAACCGCGTAAAAGCAAACCAATGGGAGCGCGGCAAGCTGATTGGTAATACGCAACGGCATTGGCAGCAAGTGGCCGAAATACCGTCCAGCGTATATTTGGAATTGCGCCAAAAGTTTGGCGACCCAAAAGACAACCCAAAAGCTTGGCGCACATGGCTGAACGATTATGACAACCGGTATTTCAGAACCGGTGGCGGGAATGTTTGATGGCAATAGCAACCTATTCAGATTTGCAAACGTCCATTGCCAATTTTCTTGGCAGAACGGACCTGACCACGCAAATCCCCGACTTTATTAAGCTAGCTGAAGCGCGCATGTCGCGCGAGTTGGAAACCCGGTCACAAGAAAAGCGGGCGCGCGCCACACTAACAGCCGGCAACGAATATATCAGCCTACCGGTCGAGTTGCGTGAAGTGCGCGAGGTGAAATTGCTGACCGCGCCTCTAACGGTGCTGGAATATATGTCGCCGGTGGCGCTTGATAACGCATATTCGTCCAATGGCAACGGCAAACCGCAAGCATTTAGCGTTGTTGGCGATGAGTTAAAACTGCGCCCGGTGCCTGATAGTACATACGAAGCCGAGATAATTTACATCGGCGATATTGAAGCGCTTTCGGCCACCAATACAACCAACAATATTCTGACGCGCCACCCTGACGCCTATCTGGCGGGGGCAATGGTCGAAGCTTATACCTACCTGATGGATGAGCAGCGCGCGCAGACATACGACCAAAAATTTTCACGCGCAATCGAGGAGATCAAGCGCGATGAAGCCCGTGCGCATTTTGGCACTGGCACACTTCAAATCCAATCAATCTATCAGCGCCAAAACGCAGGAGCATAAACCATGAGTGCTATGTCAGATTACCTTGAAAATAAATTCCTTGACCATTTTTGTGGTACAGCATCAACAACGGCGCCCGCCGCCATTTATTTGGGCTTGTCCACCGCTTCTATGAATGACGACAATAGCGGAACCGAACTTTCGGGTTCTGGCTATGCCCGGCAAGCCATCACTTTTGGTTCTGCCTCAAGCGGCACCGCCACATCAAATGCGGCTGTCGAATTTCCAGCGGCGACTGCTTCGTGGGGTTCAGTATCGCATTGGGCCATTTATGACGCTTCAAGCGCAGGCAACCAACTTTTTCATGGCAGCTTTGCGACCGCAAAAACCATCGCAACTGGCGATATTTTGAAGGTTGCTAGCGGCGACCTGTCTATCACCGCTGCCTAATCAGGGGGCTGTTAATGGCTATCACTCTTGACGAACTTTCAGCATGGGGAACGCTAGACGCGATCAACTCGCTTGGCGTTATGGATAGCCTTGACAGCCTTTCTTTTCAGTATGCAAGCGGAACGGCAAGCACGGCTGCAACGGTTAACTCGCCAGATTTTACAAAAGCCAAATCAATGTCGGCCGCTGCGACTACCAGCGCATCGGTTAACACCCCAACCGCCGTGCCTGTCAGAACCGTATCGGCAACGGTTAGTGCTGCGTCAACAGTAACGGCATCAGCTATTGCGTTGCGCCTTGTTTCAGATGGCGAAAGTGTCAACTCAAGCGCAACGGCTACCGCGACCCACATTCATGGAATGTCGGCAACAGCTAGTGCGGCGGCCACCGCCAGCCAGCCAACGCCGAACTTTGTTGTGAACGCGCAGGCAACCGCATCCACATCGGCCACCGCTACAGCAGCACGGCCGATTGCCACACTTGCTTTTGCAGCCAGTGCCGGCATTAGCACATCAGCGGCAGCGGCGGCCAGTGGCGAAATACTTGGCGAAAAGTGGACAGTTCAACCCGACACAGCGGGGGTTTGGTTACAGCAATGATTGAGTTCGCAGATTGGCTTCCAGATGCGCCAGACCTAAACAGCAAGGGCGTGACTGTCGCGACAAATGTAATCCCGGCCGCGCGTGGGTATCGCTCAATGCATGGCTTTGCGCCGTTAAGCAATGCGGCTGGCAGCGCTATCAGAGGCATATTCGCCGGCAAAGACAACAACGGCAACGTGACTTTGTTCGCGGGCGACACGACCAAGCTTTATAAGTACAACAGCGCCAACAACAACCTTGTCGATAGTTCTGCATCAGGCGGCTACAGCATAGCAGCGACAGACCGCTGGCGTTTTGTTCAGTTTGGCAACAAAGTGCTGGCAGCGGCTACAACAGGCACCAACCTGCAAAAATATGAATTGGGCACAGATAGCGCTTTCAGTAACCTGTCAGGCACCCCGCCGAAAGCTGAATTTATTGCAACCGTGCGAGATCAGGTGTGGCTTGGCAATGTTGATGACGGATCGGGCGCCGTGCCTTTTCGTGTGCAATGGTCTGGTCTAAACGATGAAACAAGCTGGACCGTTGGCACCGATCAAAGCGACTATCAGGACATCGTTGACGCGGGGAATGTTCAAGGCTTAGTGGGCGGCGAATATGCTGTGATTTTGATGGAACGCGCTATCGCTGTTGCCAACTATGTTGGGTCGCCGCTTATCTATCAGATCGACCGCGTAGAAACCGCGCGCGGCTGCAAATATAAAGGCAGCGTGGCGAATATTGGGCGGCTTGTTTTTTATATCAGCGATGACGGATTTTATTCGTTTGATGGGCGTCAAAGCCAGCCCATTGGTGCCGAAAAAGTAAACCGGTGGTTCATGGACGACCATGACAGCAGCCACGCGGCAAAAATGTCAGCGGCCGTTGACCCGGTGAACAACGTGGTTTGCTGGTCATATGTCAGCAACGATAGCACTGATGGTGAACCTGACCGCATTATTATTTACAATTACCAGCTTGGCCGTTGGTCTATTGCAAACGTGCAGGCGCAGCTTATCACCCCGTTTTTTACAAGCGGGCTAACAATGGAAGCGCTTGATAATGTGACCTCTAATATGGACGCGCTAAGCGGGCTGATGGATAGCCTATATAAAGGCGGCGCGTTTTTGTTTGGCGGCGCATACGATGACAAAATATACAGTTTTGGCGGCAGTACGTTGGCAGCAACAATAGAAACCGCCGAACTTTCTGTTACGCCTAATCGGCACACGGTTATCACGCGCACCGTGCCGGCGTTTGAAATAGGAAGCAGCGGCAGCGTTACAATGTCGGTTGGCTACCGTGACCGTCAAGATGACGCTGTTCTTTACACCACCGCCGAGCCGTTGACTGACGAGGGGTTTTGCCAGCACCGGGCGCAGGCACGTTTCCACCGTTTTAGGATGCAACTGACCGGTAATTGGGAAAAAGCTTTTGGCGTAGACATAGAGGGGCGGCCACTTGGCAGACGCTAATTTTAGGGTTCTACCACCGCAAGGCGCAGATGACCGAGATGTCAGCCTTGTTGTGAATGGGATCATGAACGGCAAAATAAACGCAACCGGCACGGTCACACTCACAGCCAGCGCTGCAACAACTAGCGTTTCTGAAGAACGCGCGGGCACTGGAAGCGTTATATTGTTTATGCCTACCACCGCAAACGCGGCAGCCGAACAAGCAGCCGGCGGCATGTATGTGAGCAGCCGCACCAAACAGGCTTTCACAATAACGCATGCCAACAACGCGCAAACGGACAGAAGTTTTGGATACATCGTTATCGGCTGAATGGGCGCGGTGCGAACCGTATATCGAAGCGGCGCTAGAATACGCGGCCGGGTCATACAAACTTGCTGACGTTTTTGCGCTTGTTGTTGATGGCAACGCGCAATTTTGGCCGCTGCCGGATGCGGCCATTATAACGGAAGTTATAAGCTACCCGCGCAAGACAGCGCTGCGCTTTTGGCTAGCGGGTGGCAATTTAGAAACACTGGCACAAGCAGAG